GTTTCCCAGTCACGATCTTAGGGCAGTAAAATTAACAATTACATCTTGAGTAAGACCGGATAATCCTAGTGTACGATCTGAAGTGATCGATTTTTGAATATCACCGGCAAGATTCATGGCATTCTTAATTCTAGATTCTAGAACATCTCCACCTGCATAACATACAATCTGATATACAGACTCTCCTATATACCTGCCTAATGTTCTTCCTTGTTGTTCTATGGTATCAATAAAAACGATACTAGCAGAAGGAACCTGGGGAGCATTCACAACAGCACCAATAACAACACGGCCGGATAAATCAAGACCTGAAAAACCGCTTGAAAAATCAGCAGCTACTAAGGTCTTCAATCTAGACAATACTTGTACATGTATGATATCAGACATCAATTAGCTCCCAGAGCAACATTAAGAAGATTAGACAACCGATCAGGAAGACGTTGCTGTTCTGCGTTGACAGCCCGACCCAAAAACAAACGAGGCCTGATATAACGAGTACCAAATTCAACATAATCCCCATAATCCACATTTGATCCTGCTCTACCGGCTTCTAATCTTACTCTTGGAGTTCCTAAAGTCGAATCAACAAAACCAGTAATAGAGGATCTCAATCTCCCCGTTCTCACTCTTGGATAAGTTGTAGCATTAATCTTTGCATCCCTTTCCATTCTCAAAGCTGAAATATGCAAAGTTCTTTCAAGTTCTGCTATAAGTCTGTCATCCGCCTCTCGAAGTCGCCTTAGTAAATCATTAAAAGATAGTTGAGACATTTCTATAACCTCTCAATATTTCTTTGACCTCTTCAGGCATTGTTCTAGGTGATAATGTAACTGTACTATTTCTTTGAGTGATAGATACGTTTCCTTGATTGCTCTTTGCACGTTGTAAATGACTACAATACACACAAATAGCATGTACAAGGTCTGAAGGTGGATTTGATGTACTAAAACCAAAAGAACCGACAATCTTGATAGCACGAAAACCACGATCAAAAGTATCAGGAGAAGTATCATCTAAAATAATTCTTCCTAACTCCTTATCAATCTCATATTGAGATGAATCGATCAAAGTATCAGAACCGTAAACACGATCAACATCAGAATGAATTGATGTAATCGAGATGATCGGTTTAATCGGTGATTGTAATACATATTCAAGACCGTACATAGACCCGTCAGCATAAATTGTATACGTAGACTGATCTAAACCGTAAGATGTTGCAGAATCTGCTAAAGGAAAACCCAAGTAGCGAGCAATAAAACCCTCTACTCGGGTAATAAGTGAGGTTAGATCTGCATCAATACTAGATCCTTGTATCTCAGGAAGATACTCTTTTAATACTGATACAGATACCAAACTCATTCATTTAAATCCTTAGATATCACGAGCAGGAATGCATTTAAGCACGAAGATCACATCTGTAGCAGAAGCCAAAGAACCAGTAACATCTGCTTTTAATTGGATCGCTTGACCTGCTTCATATCTCTTAGATACTCCATTTTGCAAAGACATAGCAAAAGGAACATTCTGAGAGAAGCCTGCAGATTCAGAATCAGCGGATAACAATACATTTGTATCAGCATCATCATAGATTTCACAGACCAATTTAGGAGAAGCACCTGAAGCAACAGCTACAGAACAAACAATATGTGCGGATTCAATTCGACAATCAACAGGAGCAGCAAGAGCAACTGTTATATCTGATCCTTGCACAGAATCAATTTTATATTCAAGTATAAACATTTTATAACTCCTTAAAGATTATATAGGTAAGTTGTAACCATAAGCTACATTCTTGATTGAAGAAGCATCAGGAGAATCCATAACTGCACGCATTGTAGATACAATCTGAATAGCACCTGAAGTGATGTCCTTATCACTCTCAACAGTGATTTGACGTCTCAAGTATTGATACCATGAATCAGTATTGAATACTAAGAATCCTGTCTTATCTTTGGTAGCATTGTCATAAAGACCTGAAGCATTCATATCCGCACCCATAAAGCGAGACATAACAATAGGAATACCTGCAAGGCTAGCCAACTGACCCGTGAGAACCGTTGCTTGTGTTCCAAACTTCTCAAGTGTTACAACCTGATCCAATTGAAGGAAGTTCGCTACAAGTGCCTCAGGAGATACAACACAGACTTTGTTTCCTACAGCCAATTCTCCAAGTTCTGAAACAACAGACATGAATTCTGCAAAGGTCATAGCAGTACCACCAATATTAACATCAGATCCTTTATCTTTAGCCGCTGCACGCATTCCAAGGAACAAACGACGATGATCAGCAGAAGAACCAAGTCCACTAGCACCCCATCTTTCTCTGATATTCCAGTTTGAGATATCATCTTGATGAGAAACAGCAGAATCACCATTGATCATAGCATCTTCAAAAGCATCTTCAAGATCTTGAGCGATTTGTCGAGACATTGCAGGAATGATCGCAAATGCAGAATCTTCACCTGCTGCATCATCAATATTCATAAGAGTAGCAAGACCTTTTGCTCTTACTGTCTTCTGTGCTGTTTCGATTGTACTTGCTTGATACTTTGCAAGATCGTCTGTGATTTGTCCTTTGATGTAAGGACGGCCGCCTCTATTCAACTTTGGAATAAGAAGAGTTTCTCTTTCCATTTGTACAGAAGGAAGAAGAGCACGAAGGCCACGAGGAACTTGAAAAGTTTGATACAAGTCTGTAGAGAATTGATCAGGAATCCATTCAGCACCTACTCCAGCATTATCAGTGAATGCCTTATTTACAGAGTCTTTCATGAAAGAAGGAGCCTTTTGAAGATGGTTATACAACTTCATATCAGCCTTTGGTGTATGAGGATCACGCATCATCATACGAGCAAGTGATCTCTGTTGTACCATATCACATAGATCAGCATGCCACTGGTTCGCATATACATCTGCATCTAGAAGACCTTTCTCTTGAATATTTACTCGACCTTGGCCAGTAATATTCTTAGAAACTGTTGCTGTATTCCATTGTACAGAACCATCTTCTTTTGTGTATTGCTTTAATGCATGATCATTGTTTCCAACTTCAGGCTTAACTACAGCAGTTTGACCTTCAGCAAGTAACTTTTGAGCCTTCTTAAGATCTTTGACTTGATCCTCGAAGTTTCTCAAACGATCATCTGTGTTTTTTTGGTGTGAGACAATGCCCGCAATTAGACGTTTCGCCTCTTCGATTTTGGTGTTCATAGGTTTCTCCTATTTTGACGTGAGTATATAGGCAAATGCCTCGATTAAATCATTAAAACTTTTCTCTTCTGTATCATCCTCAGAGTCTTCTGCTTTCTCTTCCTCTTCATCATGATACTTCTCTTCTTCCTCTTCATCCATTTCTTTTTCTTCTTCTTCCTTATCCATCTCTTTTTCTTCTTCCTCTTCATCCATAGCCTTTTCTTCTTCCTCTTCCATGGCCTCTTCTTCCATTTCCATTTCAGGCTTTGCAAACTCAACGATATAGCGATCATCTTCTTCTTTTACATTCAAGATGTGTTTATTTACAATCAAAGTATCTTTCATGACTTCTTTGACTTCTCGAAGAATCTCTTCTTTCATTGCGTTGTAAAATTTCTGTTCTAACATTGTAGCTTCTCCATTTGCCGGAATAGTGACGATTGAAACTTCTAATAGTTCTGCCTTGCTATAATACATGCCCCTTTGGCCATAGTATTTATTATCTTCTGGAAGTTCTGATCTTGACTTGCTTTCAAGAGGACGAAAACCAACAGAGACAGCATTCATGAATCCTTTTTTTGCTTTTCTTTCGACTTCTTTTGCTCTCTCGTCTTCTGAATCGAACTCAACATCAATAACAAGTTTGTCATCTCGGAGGTAAACATTGCCTTTTCCTATAGGTAATTGATTAGAATCGTGATTAAGCAATACAACAGGATTCTTCTTATAGTTCTCTAAGATCCATCCCTTTTGATCGATGATATCACCATAGCGATCAGGAGTAGCAGAAGACGCAACAAAAGAAACCTTTTCCTTTGTATTAGGAGCAGGTTCTGTTCTTTTCATGATGTAGGTGTATTTTTGCATATAGATCCTCATTGCAAATATACCAAAGGCGATCACCATGTACAACTATTTGAAAAAAATAATACAATTCTTTGTTATTTATGTTGCACGTTATGAAACAATATGATAATCTTAATTATGTAAGACGAACTTACAAACCAACCAAAGGAGCAAACAATGAAATATGCATTAATCAAAAGAACAGATAAATATCTTTTAAAGAATTGTCTTGTATATAAAAGAGCCGTTCGAAAATATGGAAAAGAAAATGTACAAATAGAATGGACGTTTATTGATAATTATGAATGTGCCAATGAAAAACCAAAAGAACGGTTTCTTATTCAATTTATCATTTATGTCACCTATAAAGATGAATTTGCGGGTGCCTTTCACATATCAGATGATTATTGTGAATGTACAAATACAATGAAAACTTTCGTAGATACTGCATGGGTCTACTATAAAGATGATCTAGGATATAAAAGATAACAATCAAAAGGGAGGGTAAAACCTCCCACTTACCAAAGGAGCAAACAATGAATAACCCATATCAAAAACACATTATCAAATTACAAGGCAAGGAGTTTATAACCTTCAAAGGACTTCTAGCGATTGCACATGATCAAGGACTTCAATCTATAGCTACAGATATGATTTCACTAGATAAAGATACAACAGAAGAAGAGAAGAACGGAAAAACATACATAACTGTTGCAACAGGTCTATGTATATTCAAAGCAATAGTGTCAGGAAAGAAAGGAACCTATAACGCTTTTGGTGATGCTTCTCCTAGAAACGTTGGTAAGATGATCGCTCCTCATTTGATAAGAATGGCAGAAACAAGAGCAATAGCAATCCAGGATCGTGACTGGGAAAC